CAATGGACACCATTCAAAAGTACATCAAGCAGCTGGAAGCGCAAGCCATAACAGCATACCAAAGCAAAGACCTAGAAGAACTGCGAAAAATCGGTAGAATGCTAAATCTATTAATCGCAATACAAACACAACTCGAAGCCAAGGAGACTTCAAAATGAACAAACAACAATCAACCGCACTTGGACAAACCATTGGACAAGCAATCATGGCACTGGGAATGGCTATGCTGATATTCCCTTCATTCAAACTGTTGGCATACATTGCCACATTGGTCAATGGTGGTGCATTATGAGAATCACAGAACTGCACATTGCAATCTACAAAGCAGACCATGACAGTGAAGTATTGACCAAGATATTCCACACGAGAACAGCAGCCCAACATTGGATTCGGCAGCTGTCAAAGTATGATGATTGGTCAGCACTGTTGGCCACCAACAATAAGAATGGCCGATTGATCAAAATACAACAAACATTCATGTACATCTAGGAGAAAACACAATGAACAATATACAACTAAACCGATTCGATGAAGGCAGAAAATTCAGTCTGAATCTAACAGTTCCAGTCAGCTGGAAGACATCCAGACCAGACTTCAATATCACACAAGATCAAATCTTAGATTCAATAGATGTCACACAGATTGAGAAAATCTGTAAAACCATGATGAACAATCCATTGATTGATTCGATCTTTGTATCAAATACTACACTTGCAGCAGTACATGAGTTTAACATGGGAACTATGACTGGAATCTGGATGTACAGAGTGACAATTGTGGTTGACTGTGAAGTCTCATATATATCAACAAACTTCCTTGGAGATTCACAATGAACAAAGAAATCAGAGACTACATCAGAAGACATGGCCGAACTGCAGCTCGCAAACAGTTTGGAGACAGCATTGACAACATTGACATCTACTTCGATGGTGCTCAGGTAGGCATTGTCAAGCGATACTGGCACCCAGAATATACTTGCTATGTCTGGGAAGCAGTATTGACCCATGAAGGCACAGTCTACAGTCACATTGACTTCCAAGACAGTCAAGTGTGTGTTGATTGGGCACATAAAAAAATCTTGGAACTACAGAAGCTGAAGTTCAATATCATCTTCCGAGCAACCATCCAAGCCAGCTGCCACAGCATCCAAGGCATTGCAGACATTGTTGGATGTTCCAGATTCAGCATCCACAAGTGGATTCGTGGTGAATCATATCCGGACTATCACTATCTGAAAGCCATTGCCCAGATACTGGGTGGTGAAGATGGTCAAACATTGTTCCAACGATGGTGTGACCAAATAGCAACAGAACAAGGGTTTAATAGATGATGTGGATACTACACAGCCAAGGAACATTCCATGCAGACCCAGTGGCATTGGGTAGACCAAGAATGAGCAGATTCGGTGCATATACACCCAAAAAGAGCAGAGAATATCAACAATCCATGCTGGATGCCATTCAAGCTACTGAAGAACAAGTGACAGGCCCAATCAAGCTGTCTGTCACCTTCTGCCACAAGAGACCACAGAGATTGAACCGCAAAAGAGACACAGCAGCCAGAATCCCAAAGGTCACCAAGCCAGACATTGACAATCTGATCAAGATGGTTCTGGATGTGCTGACCAAGGCTGAAGTGTGGGTGGATGACAATCAAGTGGTCCAAGTGGTTGCAGAAGACTGGTATTGTTCCAAGGCTGAAGAACCACACACCCAATGGAGAATCTACACCATGCAAGAAGACAACTAGAGGACAACATGACAAACAAACAAACAATAAAGATAGGCAGCTTGTTCAGTGGAATAGGTGGTTTTGAACTGGGATTGGAAAGAGCGATACCCGGTAGCAAGACTGTCTGGCAGTGTGAACAAGATGCATTCTGTCAAAAGATATTGGCCAAACATTGGCCAGATGCAATCATCTATGATGATGTCAGAACAATCAACAATCAAGTGGAGCCCATTGATATCCTGTGTGGTGGATTCCCTTGCCAAGATATATCAATCGCAGGATTACAAAGAGGTATTCATGAAGGAAATAAATCGAGTCTTTGGTGGGAAATGCACAGAATCATTGGCATACTGGAACCAAGAATCATTGTGTTGGAGAATGTCGCAGCAATCACTTCTGTGGGTGGAACCGATGTCATTGGATCGCTTGCCCAAATCGGGTATGACTGTCAATGGTCAATTATATCAGCTGCACAATGTGGAGCACCCCACAGAAGAAACAGATGGTTCGCAGTGGCATATCCCCAAAGCATCTCAGACAGCAGATGGACTGCTACCAACACCAACAGCAACAGGTTCAGAACACAAGACAAGATATCCACAAGGCGGAAGACCATTGATGTACATGATTCTTCAAGGGATGCTGCCAACCCCGGTTGCAAACGATTCCAAGAATACCCCAACCAGCTCCAGCAGACAATCCGGGAAACATCATCGCTGTCTCAACACAGTCATTGGAGAACAAGCCATTCAGAATGGAATTACTGGAAAGAATATCAGGCTCCATCCGCAGTTTGTAGAGTGGATGATGGGATTCCCAATCGGGTGGACAGATTGAAGGCCTTGGGAAATGCCATTGTTCCACAGTGTAGTGAATGGATTGGTTCACAGCTGGTCAACAGTGGTCTGATTGATGACTTATTGGAGAGATAACAACATGACAAACAGACAAACATTCAAACTGACAACATTCAACCATGTAAAAGCCAACCGAGGACAGACCATCGAAGTGGATATCAATGGTCTATGCAAGGGTATTCTGACCAGCCTTGGCACACTGGATGACAAACAGCAGCTGCCATTGTGGTCACCAACTGTGTTCAAAGATGGCCAGCGTGCCAAGATGAATGCCATCGAAGTTCATCATCTGGTCTTTGATATGGATGATGGGATTGCACCAATAGACTGCTGGAGACTGTTCACAGACTGGACAGTATTGGCACACAGTTCATTCAGCCACAAACCACACCACCACAAATATCGGATTGTGCTGCCATTGGCCAAACCGATACCGGGTTCTGATTGGGATAGAGCAGCCATTGCAGCTGCAACACTTTGGACAGATGTGGTTGGTCGTGGAGAACCAGACCCAAAAGCACTGAAGGACCGTGCCAGAGTTTACTTCCGGTATGCAATCCCATCCAGCACCCATCCAGTCAATCATCCACAGCATCCAAGCCATATCCACCAAGTACATTCCCACATTGGTCCATTGTTAGAACTTGATTATTCTGATATAGTCATTGAACCACCAAGGCCAATGACCACCACACGAGTGTACATGAATGGCAAGGCTTCCATGGAAGAAGTGTTCATGGATGCCAGATTCAGACAACGTGTAGCCAATGAACTTGGTGCAACCATCCAAGGGAATGAAGCAAGATACATTGTGTGTCCGGGCTGTTCACGGAAGGCGGTTCACTTCAGCATTGAACCCAGTCTGACCAACAGCTACAAGTGGCCAACATGTAACCATCAGAACAGCTGTGGCTGGTGGGGTTCATTCACTGACCTGAATATCACAGCATAACAAACAAACAAACAATCAAACCAAATAGGAATATCATGACAAGACAAGAACTGGACAAACTGAAAGCACTGATGGCACTGGCCAAAGATGAACTTGGTGTGGAGGTTGAAGACAAAGGTAACCCACCATCAGCAGACATTGACACTTGGGATATGTTGCGGAAGGTGACCAAACGAGGAACCGGAATGCTGGTGCCATTAAACTGCAGATACAACACAGCCACCATCTTGAGACAGGACCCAAGATACAACAGTCTTTGCTACAATGAACACAGTGACAAGATACTGTTGAATGACATCATGATTGATGATGCCATGATGGAGCGGATTGCACTGGAGTTTGAAGAGAACTACCGATACAAGGTGACTGACAAAGCACTACGGGCCAGTGTCATCATGGTGGCCCAAGAACGCACCATTGAACCAATCAAGGACTGGTTGACCAGTCTTCCAGAATGGGATGGTGAAGACAGAATCCAATGGTTCTTCCACAATGTGCTGAAAGCCAAAGTACCAGATGGAGCAGATAAACTTGTGACAGAGATGTCTTGCAAGTGGTTCACCAGCTGCGTGGCACGAGTGATGGAACCCGGTTGCAAGATGGACACCTGTTTGGTGTTGGTTGGTGCCAAAGGTCTTCGCAAGTCCACAGCACTGAAGGTACTTGCATCCGAGGAATACTTCAGTGATTCCAATATCAACATCTCACACAAAGATTCATATGAACTGTTACACCAGTCTGGTGTGTGGATATGGGAACTGGCAGAAATGCACGCACTGCAAGGAAAGACAGCAGCCAATGCAAAGCAGTTCTTAACCAGTGCCAGTGACCGATATCGGCCAGCATATGCCAAGATGCCTGTCCAGCGTGCCAGAAGAACTGTGTTCACAGCATCCACCAATGACTATCAGTTCTTAAGTGATGGACCAGAACGCAGATTCTGGATTGTGGAAGTGGGTTCCAAGATTGACATTGACTACATCGAAGCCAATCGAATCCAACTGTGGGCAGAAGCCTTGCACCATTACCGGAATGGATTGACATGGTGGTTGGAAGAAGGCAGTGAAGAACAGCTGATGGAATACCAACAGTCCTTCATCATTGATGACCCGTGGACAGTCAAGGTGCTGCAATGTATCAAGACCAACCAAGGCCAAGCCAGCACAGCCACCATCATGGACTATCTGCAGCTGTCAGCAGCCATGCAACACAGTGGATTCAGTCGCAGGATTGCACAGATATGCAGGGATTGTGGATATGAACAGTTCTATTCCAACGACCACAAGACAAGAATGTGGAGAAGGAAACGATGACAGACAGAATGACAATACTTGTGAACATCTGTGGATAACTTATCAACACCCATGTGGATAACTTATGAACACCTGTTGATAACTTGTCAACACCCAATGTGGATAACTTATCAACACCTGTGAATAACTTGTTCCAGATTCCAGAATGTGATACAATATGATTGATAC